CGTATAAAAGCGTCATTCGTTTCTTGGGGATACCGCCACCGGTTAAACTGTCTAATGAGGGAATCCCAAAAGGAATTCTATCGTATTCAAAGGCAGTATCATCTCCTCTAAACAAATTTAAGTCTTTTTTAGATAGCAACTGCTCGATAGCATCCTCTGCCTTGTCCTTCATAATTACTCCTAACTGCTCGAATCCAATACTTCTTCTATTTGAGCGTCTATCTTATCTTTCACAAACGTCCATACAACGTCCGCAATTGCCTTAGACTCTTCTAACTGCGGCTCTACAGGCAACGCTGTATCAATCTGAGCAACTGTAAGGTCTACCCGCCCATATTGATTCTGTTCCAATGGGCCTACTCTAAACGTGAACCCTAAATGTACATCTACTTTAGCCATTACTAGCCTCCTTTAAAACTTTCCTAATCTTGTATTAAGTTGTATGTATTGCTTTAACACCCACTGCCAAACATTTCGTTCAGTCAAATCATTGGTTGCTCGTGTGTGCGCTTCGTTCAACTTCTCACTTATCCAAATACAATCACTAATTCTTTCTTCATCCATTAATTACCCCAATCTATATAACTCACTATATCATCTTTATTACCATTTGTCACCCACTCAGTAAAGTTAACCTTAGTTGCCCATGATGGGGAACAAATCTCTTTATCTACAAACAACGGAATTCCTAAACTATTATGCTCTAATAACTGCGTTACGTGGTCAGAAATTTCAGGTAACTCTGAGTTATGTATTTCGCAAATAATTTCGTCATGTACCTGTAACACCACATTGCTCTTTTTGTCCTGTAGATAATTATGAACCTCGATCAACCGCTCATTTAAAATATCCGCACTGGTTCCTTGCACTAAATAGTTCACACCTTTATAACTAGTGTCGCTGGGTATTTTGTATACCCTGCCGTACTTATTCTTAATCCACCCTCTCTGCTCTACCGCAGCCATGACTCCTTTAATGAACTCTCTAGAGCCCTCAATACTATCCAGATACTTCTTCTTATACTGATAGGCTTCCCCTTGAGTTGTTCTAAGTTGCTGGGACAGTTTCTGACTACCTATTCCGTAGATAATCCCAAAGGTAATGCTCTTAGCCATTTGTCTGTAGAACTTATACTCAGGGTGTGTCTCGTCTAAACCAAAGGCAAGCTTCGCGGTCTCTCCATGGAAGTCCACATCATTGTGTTTCAGCAATTCCTTGATTTCTGCGTTCTGCAAATAACTTAGAAAGACCCTGACTTCCATTTGAGAGTAGTCGAAACTAACTAACGTGTATCCTTCTCTTGGAATAAACAGTCTTCTAACCGAAACTTGTTCGTAATCATCCTCAGCATACGATTCGTCTCCTACAAATCCCCATGTATCTAGAACATCGTCACTTAAATCCGTAGAGGAAGCCCCTCCTTTGCTTGCTATGACGGCTTCTATACGTTCTCTAACGACAGAACGTTCTTCCTCCGTTAGTTGTGTGTCCTTTAGTTTAAAATGTGTTCTTGGGATATTCTGAAGGTTAGGATTTCTAGAGGAAAGCCTCCCTGTCAATGTCCCCCAATTACAAAAAGACGTGTGTAGAACAGCCTTGTCGATATACGGCTCCAAATATGTAGAGGCTAGTTTACCCAATGCTCTATGTTGTCTAATAAATCCTGCTATAGGTTGGTTGATTTGTATCAACGCGCTTTCGCCCCATGATTCTTTACCCTTAGGAGTATGTAATGTTGAGTGTATACCTAACTCACGGAACACTGCTCCAATTTCTTGAGTACTTTGAATATTAAACTCTCTCCCAGCCAATTCGTAAATCGCCTTAGCTACCTCTTCTTGTCTCTGTAAAACTCGTTTCTTCGCCTGTTGAGCATAAGAAGAGTCGATTAAAACCCCTCTATTTTCCATGGCATACAGAACCTTAGTTAACGCATATTCCAATTGTAAGATTTCGCTTTGCCCACTTTGCTTTACTTTTCTCAAACAGTCTATGTATAACCTGTACGTCCAATAAACATCTTGCTCACAGTATGCGCCTAATACCTCTGGAGGAGTTTCTGAGAAGTCTTTACTCCATTTATTAGACCGCAAGTATTTCTTCGTATCTATATCGTACTGGGCAGCTTTCTCTCCATAAAATCTAATGATGGTTTTGGTTAGGCCGAGTTCTTTTACGGTAGAGTCCGCCGTTAAACGCACTAGAATCATCCCATCTATAAGATTAATCCCGGTTATGTCCAATCCCCCATTTTCCAGAAATCGTGCATCAAATTTTAAATTATACCCTAACAAAGTCTCTCTATCACTCATGACCTTCATTAAATCTTTCACTAGGTCTGGAGATAGATTCACCCCTTGTTGGTGTCGTACCGGAAAATAAAAGGTCTCTATCTCTTCAGTCTCTAAAGAAAGTACGCCAATACCTATTCCACAAAGTTGGTTCATCCCATAGGGGTCTAACCCATTCGTTTCCACATCTACTGCCCACATTGGATACAAACGTAACTGGTCTAACGCTTTCTTGTACGCTTTTTCGTTGTCTATTAACATCCTCTGTGAGCCTAGAAAAGATTGTCATTGGCATACTCGTCCCGGACTTCCTTCTCATCTGCGTCAGCAGAGGAGTTAGAGGCAGCGGGAGTCCAAATCGCACTGTATCTTTCCTTAAAGTAGTCTCTAACGGGAGCCAGTTCCTCTTCCATCTCAGGAACCTCTGCGGTTCGTGCAGTAGGTGAAATGGTGTACGAGGTATCGTACATGCCTGCGCCTGTACGCTTAATTCTTATTACACCCTTGTTCAAGGAACCCCAATCATTGTATACATCTATGAGTTGGTTGAACAGGTAATCATTCCGACCAAATGTTAGAGCAATGACCTTGTACTCATTCACGACTTCCTTAAAAAGCTTCTTTCCGCCGGGGCCTTCTATCTGCTCCCACTCGTCTTGCCTCTTACCGGTATGAATAATCTCATGAACATACGCCCAGAACGCGAACTTGTTAGATGCTTTAGTATCTGCTGGCACAGCACTCGCATCTACATCATCATCCTTCAAGAGGTTAGCGAACCTATTTCCATTTCTAAATGTGTACATCTGAATCTGGTCTAAATACTTATCGTCTGGCTCACCTGTTGCTGTAACTGTAACAAACGCTTGGTCACCGTCCTTGAACCAGACCTCCTGATTAGGTACTGAGGTTCTGGAACCCGCCCGAGGTCTTCCGTCTTCTCTGCCTTGAATTATGCTTGCGATACCGCTCATATTTGCCTCCTTAATTCTTTCTCTTTACCAATAATATCTTTTATTGATTATTGTGTCAAGTCCTTTTTTAGTTTTGATTTCTTGCACATCTTTATAACCATCTGGGAGTTGTACATACGAACTCATAACGGTGTTTCCAAGGGCCTGTAAAGCCTTATTCAATCCTGTTTGTCCTGCCGTATCATTGTCTAAGCATAACACAATCTCTTCCGTCCGTACCGTTGAAAGCAGTTCTTGTTGCCGTTTGGACATACTCATGCCCAACAACGCCACTGCAGGGTAACCATGTTGCGTAAGCCACATTGCATCTAAAGTTCCCTCAGTAACACATACAAAGGGAGTGGGTGTAATTTTGTGCGCTCCAAACAATACCTTCGATTTCTTCAATCCTTTGCTATACATGTACTTAGGAGTAGCTGCCCTGCGTCTCGTCACCCAACCTACCAATCTATTTTTCTCATCTCGTATAGAGATTATTAGGTCATCGTATCTGTTAGTCCCACATTCCCACTCATCTAATGCTTCAGTATTAAAGCCCCGTCTATATATCCAAGCAGGATATTTATTCAAGGTAATATCTTCAGGCAGAGTAATTTCCTCCAAGTAATTATCGGTTGGTTGATATTCCTCAAATAGGTCTAGATCTAAAGAGTAAGCCACTTCCCCAACTAAGATATCTACCTCTTTTGAAGTAATGTTTAAAACTCGTTGAACGAACTTTTTTAAAGAACCTTGTCCGCACCCAGCGAAACAAATCCAAACGCCCTTGTCCAAATTGATAGAACAAGAAGGAGTAGTGTCTACGTGGAACGGACAGACGATACTGAATTCGTTTCGGTAAAGAGGGACATCAATATTTGCTGATAAGAGTACTTTAGTCCAGTCCACGGTTTCCTTAGTAGTCCGTGTTAGTTCCATAGTCATCTATCTCCTCTATCGCCCCTCTATTCACTTCCCATTTCAAATACATATCACCAATAGATAGTTCACTGTCTCTAATTTTTTGTATTTGAATACGTCTAACTCGCTCATCTGGGTCTCCATCTTGGTCTACTGTCCTGCACATAGACAATGCCACGTCTGCGGCCCTGATCAAGGCGTCCCCAAAAGCAACACTAGAGGCGCTTGGGGGCTCGTACATGTCCGATGCATCTCTATTAGCCTGCGTAGAGACACACATAGAGATGTTTTGAGACAAACAAAGGTTCTTCATTGCGTAGAACAATGCATGGGACTGTTCCCATGCAGCACTTTTAGCTAATCCAGTGGATACTAAGTAGATTCCATCTAGCACAATGAAGCTTGGGTTATGTTTCCTTACCAAAGCTGTTATAGATTCGATGGAAATACTGGATTGACCGCTTATATGGTCACAAACCAAGAGCTTTTTATTTTCTAACTCCTTCAGGAAGGCCGTATATTGCTCGACATCAAGGTCTTCGCCATGTCGTAAAGCTCTATGAGAAAGTTTATACCCTAGTTTATGTGCCATAATAACATCTAACCGCATATTAATAGACTTAGTAGGCATTTCTGTGGATATAAACAAGGTTTTTACCCCTGAAAGGGCTGCTGTAGCCGCCATATCTGCACACATCCATGTCTTCCCTACTGTGGGTCTAGCGAAAATAGCTATCAAATCACCCGGCATCCACCCTACCCCTGTATTATTAATAGATTTAAAGGGGGTTTTGATACCCATAAGCCC